CAGATGGTCTGATTAACCTGATTTATGATCTTTCCTCTCCTTATGCCAGAGGCGCAGCGTTTCTAATGAAAAGAAAGACCATTGGTGCAATTAGGACCCTAAAAGATCCTGCTACCGGACTTTATCTTTGGCAGCCAGCTCTTCAGGCCGGAGAGCCGTCTATGCTGCTCGGGTATCCGGTTTATGAATCCCCGGATATGCCTGCTGTTGCAAGCAATGCCTATCCCGTAATCTTCGGCAATTTTAGAGCCGGATATAAGATTGTTGACCGTGTTGGCATGACAGTCCAGAGGCTGGTCGAAAAGTATGCTACGGAAGGCAAGATCGGATTCCTGTTCTGGAAGCGGGTTGACGGTGGTGTTACCGTGCCTGAGGCCTTCAGAAAACTGAAGATAGCTGCCAGCTAATGGAGGTGAAAAGTGAGCGTTAGAGATTTGTATAACAATCTTAAGGCTGTGGTGGCAATTAATCCCACCACAGGGAAAGATAATCTGACCGGAAACCTGATTGATCTCCAGGGATTCAACGGGGCGCTGGTTGTCGTTCAGAGCGGGACCATTACAGATGGAACCTTCACTTTTGAGCTGCGGCATGGTAATGCCTCAGATGGTTCTGACCTGGTCGCTGTTCCGGACGAGGATCTTCTGGGCACCGAACCGGTCTTCGCAGCTACAGATGATAATGTCGTGAAGCAGTTCGGCTACATCGGCACCAAGCGCTATATCAAGCTTGTGGCCACGGTGTCCGGTTCTCCGACTACCGGTGGAACTCTCGGGGCTGTTGTGATCAAGGGCTTCCCGAGACACGCTCCGGTCAGCTGAGAAGGCGCCAGTTAATTTGAGTATATGGGGGCGCAGCTGTTGAGGCTCGCCCCCAGGCGCTCTTTCTGTGGAGGTATAAGATGAGAAGAATCAGGATGATTCAGACGAGATACGGAAGTCCTGATGGCATTCAGGTCCTTCAGTATCAGGCAGGCCAGATTTATTCGGTTCCGGATGACCTGGCTAATGTGTTTCTGTCCCAGGGTTGGGCGGAAGAAGATAAGACGCTTGAGGGAATAATGGAAACCAAGGAATCGAATTCTCGGGACACGGATTCAATACCCGGGCAGAAAACTAAATCAAAGAAAAAATAGCAGGAGGAATACAAATGGCACCTTTATCGGTTCAAAAGATTATCTTAACGGGCCTGGAGCCCGCCTTTGTTTCGGCATCTGAAGGCGGTGATGAATTTGCCAATTCCGGCCGGGTTTTCCTGCATGTTAAAAATGGCCACACAAGCGATCAGACGGTCACAATTAACTCACTAAGGATTTGCGATCTCGGATATGACCATGACGCCATTGTGAAGATTCCTTCAGGAGAGGAGAGGTTGATCGGACCGTTTCCGAGATTTCGCTTCAATGATCCGAATGGAAATGTCCAGGTTTCCTATTCCGGAGTGACCGCCCTAACCATAGCTGCGATTGAACTTGAATAGAAGGATTGAGTGATGGCAGTAATCGGCCTTGAAGAAGCCAGGCAGTACCTGAAGGTTGATACAACAGACGATGACGCGCTTATCTGCTCTCTTATCACTGTGGCAGAGGACACTGTAGAAAAACTAACAGGGCGAAAACTCTTGACCACTGACTTCACATACACACTCGATATCCCTCCTGATCCCATTTTGATTCCATATTCCCCGCTTCAGGAAATTACAAAAATTGAAACCGTGGCACTTGATGGTGCAATTTCTGTGGTTGATCCTGGAATCTATGTGGTTGATACCTCCCAGGATCAGATGGGGAGGATCTGGCTTAAACCTGGCTGTTCCTGGCCGGATCATAGAAAGTTTGCCTCCTTCATTATCTCCGGGAAAGCGGGATATGGAACGGATGCCAGTGCAGTTCCGGCTCCTCTGAAAACAGCGATTCTCTTGACTCTGGCAATCCTATACGAGAATCGGGGCCAGGTGGAAAGCCAGACGCTAATTGATTCAATTTCCGCCCTGTGTTGGCCTTATCGTGTGATGAGGATTTAGGATGGCCATTTCCAAATCCAGAAGATCCGATCTTCCCGAGATAGGAGAACTACGCCAGCGGGTTGTGTTTCAATCCGCAGTGAAACTGGATGATGGCTATGGCGGCAAGCAGGTTATCTGGCAGGATGCATTTTCTGCCTGGGCGTTGATTGAGCCGTTATCAGCTCACGAGAAGTTCGAAGCCATGAGTGTTCAATCTCGGGTAACACATCGTGTTCATATCCGGTACCGGTCGGATGTTAGCACCGGGATGCGGATCAGGTATGGCGACCGGTTATTTGAGATCGAGGGGATCCTTGATGTCGGAGAGCAGAAAAGGTTTTTGGAACTTTTGTGCTCGGAGTGAGAGATGGCTGCCAAAGTTGAAATCAAGGGCCTGAATGAACTGGAGAAATCGCTTGATAAGATTCTTTCCAAGAAGGAGAGAATCAAGCGGGAAGTCCTGTTTACGGCCCTTGACATACAGAAAAACGCAAAAAAGAGATTACGAGACCAGAAGGCGATCGATGAGGGAAATCTTATGAATTCCATCATGGTCGACTCGGTCCAGGGTGGCTTGGCGGCAGAAATCGGATCGATAGCTCCTTATGCTCCCTATGTAGAATTCGGAACAAGACCGCATTTCCCACCGCCGGATGCTCTTGAAGACTGGGCTAAGCATCATGGTTTTGATTCGGCCTGGCCGATATGCAAGGCAATTGCCAAAAGGGGACTTAAGGAACGGCCCTATCTTAATCCGGCATATGAAGAAGAAAAAGAAGGATTTGTTCAGAGAATCAAGAAGATCCTGGAGAGCGAAGAGTGAAGTCCCCGTTTCTTACCCTTCACAAAGCCATCAGAGATAGGATCATCTCTGCCACAGGAAGAGAAGTTTATGACGATTTTCCCGAGAATGTCCCCATGCCGCACATCATCGCTGGAGAAATAGATGGGCGGGACTGGTCGGATAAATTCCAGCCTGGACAGGAGGTTGCGGCCACGATTCATATCTGGTCCAGTTATCCCGGGAAAAAAGAGGCGGCTCAAATTATGGATGAGGTGCTGCAGGCCCTCACTTCTTCAGAGCTTTCACTTGATACAGATTTCAGGGCCGTATATTCAGGCCTGGATATGGCGGAAATAATCATTGATATAGACGGGATAACCCGTCACGGAATATTGAAATTCCGATTTTTGATAGAGGAGGTTTGAGGTGGGAAAGAAAAAGAACGCCCCCCGACCGCAGTGTATAAATATTTCGGAAATACTAATCGAAAGATTTCAGAATGAGGCGTTAGAAGTGAAGCCCTGCCAAATCCCCATAGCAGGAAAGATTGATGAGAAAAAGGACCATATCGTTTCGGTCAAATATCGCGGTATCGATTTGAGAGATAGCCTGGATGAACTTATCGCCCGGGCAAAAGAAGAAGTCATAACAGAAAAGGCAAGGCTTTATCTTCACGCCTGCCGGAGGATTTTTGAGCGCGATGAAAATAATAGGCTCCTGATGAAGGAGCTGAACCTATATTACAGGCTGAAAAGCCTGAAAGACGCCAGGAGGTAAACATGGCCAAAATCAAGGGTAAGGACATTTACGTCGAGGTCAACACCGGAACCGAGCAGACGCCCGTCTGGACTAAGGTAGGCGGCGCGACCGATGCCTCAATTGACATGTCCGGCGAAGGCATTGATGTAACCGATAAGGATTCTGAAGGCTGGGCCGAGTCGCTCATCGGAATCAAATCGGTTGAGGTCTCTTCAGAGCACTTCATGCTTGACAGCGATGCCGGGTATTCCGAGCTTGAGGATGCATATCTCAATGATACGCTGCTCGACCTGCGGTTTACTGTGGCTGCCAGCAAGTTTTTCCGCGGGAAATTCAGGGTCAGCAAGCTTTCGATTAAGGGCCCCCTGAAAGAGGCCGGGACCGTTTCGGTGAGCTTCAGCCTTTCCGGCCCCCTGTCCACAACCTGATGAAGAGGTAGATGGTGAAAGAATTTGTTCTTGAACTGGATCGCCCGAGAAAGCTTGTCTATGATTTTGACGCCTGGGACCTGATCTCAGAACATTTTGGCTCTGGTCAAGGGAAAGACTTCGACCTGGCCTCGCTGAATATCACCTACCGAGATCTGCCGTTTCTAGTCTATGCCGGACTGAGATGGGAAGACGAAGCACTCTCCTACGAACAGACCAAGAAGCTGCTGAACGAGGCCATCCGTTCTGGAAGGCTTGATATCATGCAGATTCTTGACGTGGTGATGAAAGCTATCTTTGCTCAGAGCGGGGTCAAGCAACAATCGGAACTGAAAGCAGAAACTGTTTCGGCAGAAGAGGTCAAAAAAAACGTGTTGACGGCGGAGGAAACTCCGGAGATTGGCTCAGGCAGCAAAGAAAATTAGCTGCTGCCTATCTGGGGGTCTTCCGCCGGGAAGATTTCAGGCGGTTGTTGCCCGAAGAGCTTCTGACGGCTATGGAGGGCATATCGGAGCGGGAATATGAGCGAGAGCGGGCGGAGTGGATTCGAATGGCCTGGTTCACGTCCATTCTGCTCGCTCCGCATAACAATGGCAGGGCGGTAGATTTCAATGACCTTCTGCCGGAATGTTTTCAGACGGAGGGCAAACAAATGACCCGCGAAGATGTCAGGGAAGAGCTCGAGGCCCTGAAAAAAAGACTTGGGATTGAATGATGGAAATCAAGAGTTTGCTTGTCAAGATATCGGCTGACGTCTCTGAACTTGCCAAAGCGCTCAAGGACTCGAAGTCTAAACTCCAGGAAGTCGGCAGATCATTTCAAACAATCGGGGCCGGATTATCAGCAGCTGTCACCCTGCCGCTCGTCGGCATTGGCACGGCAGCCATCAAGGCAGCTATGGAGGCCCAGGAATCTGAGAGTCTCTTCGAAGTGTCAATGGGAGAGATGGCCGGAGCCGCCAGAGCCTGGTCGGAGGAGTTGAGAAAGCAGCTCGGACTCAACGCCTACGAGGTCAGAAAAAACGTCGGTACGTTCTACAATATGTTTGATGCGATGGGACTCGGATCGCAGAGCGCATATGAGCTCTCAACCGGCCTGACCAAGCTGGCCTATGATATGGCCAGTTTCTACAACCTCAATCCGGAAGAGGCCTTTCAGAAGCTCAGGGCGGGGATAACGGGAGTGGTTGAGCCTCTTAAACGTCTGGGTATTGTGGTTGATGAGGCTAGCGTCAAGACTTATGCCTATACTCACGGCATTGCTCAGATGGGAAGTGAACTAACTCAGCAGCAGAAGGTTATGGCCAGATATGGGCTTATCATGGAACAGACTAAAAACGCTCAGGGCGATCTGGCCAGAACAATGGATAGCCCGACGAACAAACTCAGAGTCCTAAGCAGTCAGATGAAGCAAACAGCAATAGACCTCGGAGTGGCGCTGATGCCAGCCTTTCAAACCTTTCTTTCTCTTGCACAAAAAGGGGTGAAAATAATAAGCGAAATCGTTGAAGCGTTTAATTCTCTGCCCAAGCCAATTCAAACCGCAATAATAGCAATGACCGGGCTGGCAGCTGCGGCTGGCCCCGTGATGATGATAACGGGGCAATTTCTGAAAATGCTTCCGGCCCTGATAACCGGATTCAAGCTTTTGATCGGGGCTATTAACCCGCTAACGATTGCTATCGGGGCGGCGGCAGCGGCCGGTTTCACGTTCTACAACATTCTTTCCCGGCTGAAAGAGCAGGAAGAGTATAACCGGCAGGCCGATGAACGATTAAGAGAAACACAGGAAAGGCTAAAAGGAAAACTCTGGGAAGCTGCTCAACAGGCCGGAATGACCGGCGACCAATTTCAGGCGTTAACTGAAAAATATAATGGCAATATTGCTGCTATGGCCAACGCGATATATAGGGGCAGAGAGGGCGTTGAAATGCAGCGAGCCCTGGCTGAGGTGGGCAAAAAGCATGCCGAAGCGATAGATAAGCAGAGAGAAGCTCAGGAAAAAGAACGACTTGAGAAAGAAAAATCTCTGGCAGCCAGCATTCAGACTAAAGAACAGATAGAAAAAATAATCTCTCTTAGGAAACAACTAACCGATGAAATCAAAAAGGCGACACTCGGCGAACTCGAATACAACAGATATTCGCTCCGGGCCCAATATGAAGAACGAGTCACGCAGATTAATCAGGAAGTGAGTGATGAGAAGACTCGGGCCGAGCTTTTACTTGCAGCCCGCCAGGCTTATCATGCTCAGCTTGCAGCCCTTGAAAAGGCGGCAAGGGAAAAAGAGCTAAACGAAAAGATTGAGTTTGCTAAGAAAATTAAGGAAGAAGAGCAGGCCCTGGCCCTGGCCAGGATCCAGGCAGAAAAAGATTACCAGGCCAAGAAGCAGGAAATCAGCAACGCTATTGTCATGATGTCGATGAATGAGAAGGACCAGAAGTTATTTGCATTGGAGCAAGAGCGGCAAGCAAAAATAGCTGCAATCTTGGAAGAACAAACTTATAACCAGGTTCAAAAAGATACTCTGATTGCTCTCTGGAATGAATATTATGAAAAAAAGCGGGAATATATCGAAGGAGAATATGACGCCTGGAAGCAATATGTGGAGCTTGTCCGGGATTCTATTGAGAATACCCTGACTGCCAGCGTCAATAACTTTCTGGATGCCTTTGCTGCCTGGGGAGAGCAAGGGGGAAGCATTCTTTCTGCCTTTGGCAATGCCTTTAAATCTATGGCAAAAACTGCTATAAGGGCGCTCGAGGAAATGGTGGCTGCCACACTCAAAAGCGCAATAAAAACGATAGCAGCAAAAAAGGCCGAAGCGATTGCCAGCCAAATAGCGAACGTGATGAAATCAATTCCTTTCCCGCTCAACCTGGCCTTGGTGGCCGGAGCAATAGCTGCAGTCTCAAAGCTATTCTCTGCGATTAAACTTGCCGAAGGCGGCATAGTGACCAAACCAACCCTGGCCGTGGTAGGCGAGGCGGGTCCTGAGGCAGTTATCCCGCTGGACCGGTATCCTGCTTTTGCTATGGCCGGGGCCGGTGGACCGAACATAAACCTTGCGGTGAATATATATGGAGATATTAATAATGCTGGCGGAGTGGATGAGATTTCCGAACGCATGGCAGCGAAACTTCAATCCATGCTTAGGGGGATGAGATGACAATTAATCCACCATTCCTTAAGGACGCAGACGGAAACACCCTATCCTTCCCGTCTAAATTCTATGTTCGCTCTGAATCAATAAGCAGGCGCTCATCTCTTGTGCAGCTCCCGTATTCGGACCTTAGCAAGGAGACCGCTGATGGATGCTTCAATCCTCGCAGAGTGGACGTATCTGGCATCCTGTATGCTGAGGATGAAGCTACCGCCCGGGCGCTTTTGGATTCTATCCATGCCTTTTCGCGCAAAAATGGACTGGAGTTGTGGTTCAAGGGCAGAAGGATAAGAATAGATAAGCTCCTGGAAAGCACGATTCAGGATAATGGCAAAAGAGGGTTCCTCTACAATATCTCCATCGGATTTCAGGCCGGAGACCCGTTCTGGTATTCTGAAGAAAAAGAGATCATCCCGACATCCAACCCGTATGAATTTGAGATTAACGGGACAGCAGATACTTTCCCGATAATCCAGGTTACAATGCTTGGTCCTGCTTCTCTGCTAGCCCTGGAGGTCAAAGAGTATAGCTGTCAGTTCAATGCCCCACTGATTCAAAATGACATTCTGGAAATTGATTCATATCACGGCAAAGTTAAACTTAACGGAGAGGATGCCATAAAGAATTTTTCCGGCTTATTCCCGAAACTTAATCCTGGGAAGAATACGATCGAAGTTTCAGGCGGATCCGGATCCGTTGTCATCAATTACTCGGAGGCCTATATCTGATGTATTTCCGGGGCGGAAAAAGATTCAGGGAGAGCAGATTTTCCGGATATTCTCCTGGCATTTATGTCCCTCTCTATATTCCAGGCGGAACTGGCTTTAAGCTTGTCTTCTATAATAGTGCTGATGAAAAAATCGGAGAACTCGGCAGTGATGCCTATTCTCATCTTGTTGAGGAAGTGAATTTTGAGCTCCTTGAATCTGGCTGCGGTTCAATGGAGCTTACCCTGACAGAGAAACCGCCTTTTGAGATTGGATATCGAACCCGTGTTGATATTTTTCCATTCTTCAGCTCTGATCCCTGGTACACCGGATTCATCTATGACTTACCAAGAAAATCATCAAAGAGTTCGGAATTAAGATATCAAGGTTTTGGCTATTATGACCAGCTGGATTGGGTTCTGGTTTCCGGTGCCTGGGCAAATAAGAAGGTCAGTGAAGTTATTGCCGATATTATTGAGAACCAGGTGGCCCCGAAAACGGCCATAAAATTTAACCGGCCAAAAATCATAGAAAGCACAAGTGCAGTCGAAAACTTCGCGGCCGATAAGATTACTGCCAAAGAGGCGCTCAAGAAATTATCGGAATTCGAGCCATCATTTGTCTGGGGAGTTGATAATTTCAGAGAATTTTTCTTCTCTCTCCGCTCAGCCCAGGTAGTTTCTAAACTCTGGGTCGGGAAGCATTGTGAGGATTTCGAGCTTGATGAGAACGCCAGCCAAATAGCAAATCGTCTCTATATTAAGGCAGGCATTATTAATCTCGGCTCAAATTATGTTGCAATTATCCAGGATGATGAATCAATAGCCAAATATGGAATAAGAGAGGCCGTTGTCTCAGCGCCAGAAGTCCAGAGCATTGAAGACGCCGTTGCCTGGGGATATGCCCAACTTGCACAGAAAAAGCTGAAAAAGCTTGCCGGAGTTGCCAGGAATATCTTTCTTGAGAATATGAAGCCCATTGAAGCAAGAGGGAAGGCAGTAATAGTTGACGAGGCCGGGGCCGAAAGAGAACTGAAAATAACCGCAGTTGATTACATGATTTCAACGTCAGGCATTTTAGCCACCCTGAAGTTGGAGGCTTATGAATGAGCAGGTTTGAGGAAAGGATCATGGATCTAATCCGCCAGCTCCGCGAAGAAATCCGTATGAACGACCAGCGGATCAAGCAGCTTTCCGGAGGGACTGGCGGAGGAGTTGATTTGACGGCTCTGATGTTGAAGGCGATATATGATGCTAACGGCAATGGAGTGGTTGACAATTCAGAAAAGTTGGCAGGCCTAACCTTGGAGGAGATATTGGCTCAGTGTGATGGTGGGGGTGGTGGTTCGGGGGATATGCTGAAATCAATATATGATTCAAATGATAATGGGGTGGTAGATAATGCCGAAAAAATAGATGGTCGAAAAATCTGGGTGATGAACAGGGCCCCCCAAAGCAATGAAGGGGCTGATGGAGATATATGGATAGAGTATCAGGAGTAAAAAAATGGCTTGGATAAGTCAATATAATACAAATGCTGCTGGACAATTAAAAAACTTTCTGGACGACATTATTACTAACTATGGACTTCAGAATGGTTATGGCTGGAGTATTAAGGACAATAACGCTGGGACGAACATTGGGGTTTATCAGTGCCAGCCAGATGCCAATTCGAAATTTATTCTTGTTGTAAAAGACGACCAGTCCGATTATGCCACGATAGAATACTGGGAAGATTGGGATAGTGTTAACCATGTTGGTGTTGGCAATTCTATGACTTATGGCAGTAATTCGTCTTATACTTTGAGGATAAGAAAAGCGAAGGGCATATTTAATGCCAGCATAAAGCCCTATCCAGGGAGAATTGTGTTATCAATAATGGCTATAGGGTCAGCATATTATTTAGGCTATCCGAGAAGGTTTGATGAGACGAAAAATACGCCAGTGTTTATTGGGCATAATTCTTCTACGTCTTGTTCAAAAGAAAATCCATTGGCTGACCAGCTATATGCTTCAAGCGCTGCCAATCCAGAGTGGAGATTTTTTAAAGATAGTGTCGGGAATTTGAATAAGGTATGTGCGAGTTTTGGCTCGCCGCCCTCTAATGTGAGTACCCGAAGCCGTAAAGATACTCTCACAACCAATGGACAGCATTATATAATAGAAACCCCTGTCCAGGAAGATGCTTCGCCATTCAAAATGATAGGAATTCTGGATGGAGTGATGTGTAAATCTGATTGCCCATCAGGGTTGGCGAATGGGGATACGATAATAGTTGGTAATGATGTTTGGTTGGCTGTGATTGGGCAGAGTAATTCAACCTGTCTAATCAAAGAGGAATGAAATGGCTCAGTATAATGGCTTTTATCCTGACAGCAATATATGGTCGGACTACAGCAACAGAGGGTTCTATGCCAGCAACGACAGGTTTAGAAGCCTGGGGTTTGATGCCAGGGTTGATTTGGTAGATGGTGTGCCAGCAATTAAATTGAAAGCTGGGGAGACCTATGAAATTCCGATTGTGTCTGAAAAAGCGATAAATAAAGTAATTTGTGGTGTTTCTTGCGACACTATTGGTAAGGGTGCGGTGGAGATAGTGGAAAATGGTATTGTGGTTGATAGTTATATTAATAGTCAGGCGTTGATTTATCCAGACAAGGAAGATGTTGTGCTGTATTCTTCCTCAACGCATTTTATAGTCCGATTCAGGGTATTGCCGTTGACGGTTGGTAAGGTTGCCATAGCAAGATTTTCATCTTTAGCTATTACGCCAGATGGTATGACTGAAGCGTATGCTCTTGATGAAATAATGGATAAGGTTGTGATTAGGTCTATTAGCGGTGGTTCTGGCTCAACGGTCTGGGTAAAAATAAATGGGGTGTGGAAGCAAGCTAATGTGAATATCATATAAAGGAGTGATTTAATGGATACGAAGTATATACCTGGGACTCACATTTTATGGAAGGAGTTCAAGTGTCGTCATTGCGGGAAATTGCCCCCTGGGTTCTACTTCTACGATGACAATGGCAAGCAGCATATAAGCCTGGAATACGATACCTTGTTTCGGGTATTCGAGCAGCTTCGGGGAAAAATGGGGCAACCACTAACCATAACTTCTGGGTATCGCTGCCTGGACTACGAGAAGAAAATGTTTATTGACGCTGTTGAGGATGGCACGACTGCCAGCAAGGCTTTGATTTCTGCTCATCTATTTGGGTTGGCGTTAGATATTGCCTGCCGTAGCTTTGAAGAGCAGGGAGAGATGGTGCGAATATGTAGGACTCTAACACCTAAACCACGCATAGGGTGGAAGGTCTATAAGCAGCAAGGGCAGAAACTTATTCATATTGACCTGGCTTATTTAGTGGTTCCACCTTATACAGATTTTGATGACGACGAGGAGTGGTGATGAACGATACGCTGAAACAGATAGGCACTATTCTGAAGTATTTGCTGCTGCTGGTATTGGCTGGTAGCTTTACTTATACGATGTTCACCTATAACAAACGGCTGATAGAGGTTGAAAAAGCTAACATACAGATAGGCGAGATTCACAAGGAAATCGAAGGGTATCAGGCAACGATAAAGGAGCTGGACAACCAGCTTACAGAGACTAATAAAGCCCTGGGTGTCATTGGTCTTGAGATTTCCAGGCTAAAACAAGAAGAGCAGAAACCCGTGGAAAATGTGCCTATCCCCCAGGCAATAGAGGAGACCAGGCAAATTATTGGTAGTGAAGAGGTTTTGCCAGAGGGTGGCAAGATAAGTTTTTCCGAAAAAGCGTTTTTGTTGAATTACGACGTATTGACAGATTATATAACAAGAGGTAAAATAATAGAGAAGTTAGATGAATTTGCTGACAAGGCGTTAGAAGCTAATGCTAATTTGGCTGGGCAGAACCTGGTATTACAGGAAATACAGGGTAAACTACAGGAAGAGTTAAGGCTCGAGCGAAGTAAGGGCAAAGCTAACTGTAGGGTTAAGCCAGCGTATGTCGCAGGGGCGTTTCTGGCTGGGGTGGCAATAGGATTTATTGCTCATTAGGAGAGCACACATGGGCGACGGACATGAGTTCATTTATAGCTCTAAAGGCACTGACACCAATGGTGGACAGAACAACCGCAATGGTAAAGACCAGTGGGAGTTTAATGGCTACGTCAGGGCATCGTTGGCAAATATTAACGATAGCGTGAAATACATCAGAGAGAGCATAGATGAATTAAGGGCAGAGATATCGAGCGTAAAGACCAAGGTGGCTGGCTGGTCTGCCTTGTTTGGCAGCATTAGTGCCATTCTGATGGTTGGCATAACAAAGCTATTAGGAGGGTAAGGTGGCAGGGATTAAACTTTTAGAAAAGAAACCAGAGCATTTAAACTACATTATTCAGCAGTTATTGAGACCTGAAATACGAAACTATTTCCTGGACGATATGGATGGCTGGCAAGACGTCACGATGATGTTGTATGACCCAAGGACAATAGTCTATGGGATTTTTGAGCGTGGTCTTCCCGTTCCTGTCGGGGCTATATTTATCACTAATGCTACCCCTTTTAGGGGTGGTGTTATTAATGGTGTGATTTTTGATGAGGATAAGCGTGGTCAGGGTAGGGTCAATAGTATTGTGCAACCAATACTCAACGACCTGCAGTCGAAATGGAATTTACACTATGTAGAGGCAAGGGTCATTGGCGGCAACCCCCTCGTAGAGCAAATGTTGATTAAGCTTAATTTCCGCTTGGTGGGCATATTGCCAGAGAGTGTGATGGTAGGTGGGAAATATACTGACGTAAAGTTATATCAACGCATTATTAATGGGGAGAAATTTATTTCTATCCCGTTATAAGGGAGGGAGAATGTCAAAGAATGAACCAAAGGTCACTGGGTATGCATCGAACTTAAGCCCTCTTCAGCAGAGTGCTTATAATTCGTATCTGCGAGCCCTAATAAACTATATGGGTCAGATGCAGCTCGGGACTCCCTGGCAGGGCGTAGGGACTCCGTATTCTACCGTTTCGTTGCCTATACAGCAGACAACGCAGCAGGCTGGTAAGTGGGTGATGTCTAACGCTCCTTCGGTTGGGTATGTCCCGTCCGTGAACTCCAAACCTAAACTGCAGCAAGCGAAGATAACACCGATACAGCAGCTACTAATTAATCCTACTCCTCTAATGCCTGCTAACCTGATGGGCTATATGTATAGAGATGGTCTGACCAGCCCTGTTGCTAACTATTACAAGCAAATGTATGGAGGATAGGATGCCAGTGGCTTACGGTGGTGGTTATTCGGCTTGGGGATATAGTCCTCTTGGCTATAATCCCTATGAGAAGAACGCTCTAAACTACATCAATAGGCTCTATGCTAATCCTTCCTGGATGGCTCCTTACAACCAGAGCCAGATGTATCTTCAGAGCGTTTTGAGTGGTGCTTATTCTCCGCAGGCAAAGCAGTATCAGAATGCTGTTATTCAGCCCTTACAGCAGCAGGCTGGTAAGTCTTATGATAGGGCTTCCAAGAACCTGGCGTCTAACTTTGCGAACTACGGCAATTACTTTAGTGGTAGCCATGGCATTGCCCAGGGAGAGCTGGCAAGTAATTATACGAACCAGCTGAATCAGGCTATTGCTCAATTGCTTTATAGTCAGTTCCAGCAGGACACACAAAATAGAAATGCAGCTGCTTCTCAATTAGAAGCTCTGGCTAATAGCAGGTCGGGGTTAGAGAATAATTTGCTGCAGAATCTGTTAGCTGGTGGGTCGCTCATTACTGGTCGAGAGCAATACAATAACCAGCAGCTACAGTCTGCCATTGATAAGGCATACCAGGACTGGGTAAGAGCCAGGCAAGAGATGCTTTTACCCTATGCAATGTTCAACCAGATGGTGACCGCTCCTATTGGTGAGGCGTTGGTGAAACAGCCCTCTAATCCATGGAGTTCGTTATTCGAAAGTATTGGTCAGGGGCTTGGACTTTTGCCGTTATTCCTATTATAAGGGGGCAAAATGGCTATTTTATATCAGAGCCAAAACCCATTAGACAGTTTCTTTAAGGGTCTAAACCAGGGGGCTTTCCAGGTTACCGTCCCTTATCTGCTTCAGCTTCAAGAGCAGAGGCGTAAGGCTGTCCAGGACATCCTGGCTTCTTCGTTAGAGGCAACCAGCCCGCTGATTTATGCCAGCCCAGAGTTTGGGGCGTATTTAAAAGCTGTAGGCATTGAGAATAATAAGCACATTAAAGAGTTTATGGATAATATTAAAAAGCAGAGCGGGAAGAACAAGGTTCTACCAGCTGAAGCTAATGGTCATATTGTTCGCAATATCTTAAAGTCTGAAGAGGGTGGAAAAGCAGACGAGAGTGGACTGCAGCCACTCCCCAAGACTTCACTAATACCGAGAGCTTTTGTTGAAGCGTTAACTGGTGCTGGTGCTGGTCAGTCTCAACCAACCACTGGCACTGGTGCTCCCAACCCCACTTTGTTTGATTTCCTACAGCGTAATCTTGGTATATCTATGCCAAATATGCCACAGCCACCAGAGATGGGGGCTTCCAGTTTCGAGATTAATTCCTACCTGCAGCAGGCAAAGGCACTACGGGACTTCTTGAGCAAGTCTGCTGAAACAATGGTTGACGCTTATAGCAAAGAGGCTGCGAAGAATGCCTTTATCGTGAAGGACTTTAACCCCAGGTTAGCTCAAACAATTATAGACTTTTTCAAGCAGAATGGAATGGATGTGTCGCCAGTCATTAAAATTGACGCTAATGGTGGCGTGACTTATGACCTCTCCAGGGTTGACCCGCAGATAGCTGTAACCGCAGCCAATAACCTCTACTCGCACTTAATCAAGGCTATGGAAAATGTGACTAACCTTGAGAAGGACATAATCACCACCTTTGCCAATTTAGACAAAGAAGCCTTGTCTGCTGACGTCTTGGGTAAGTTTGGTTTAAATAAGAACGAAATAGCTCAAGTGCAAGGCTTGGCAGAGCAGAATATGCCAGCAGCGATTCAGTTAGCCAAGAAGTATGCTGTAGAAAGCGTCAGCGAAATAGTGAGGGGGTGGAACGGTATAATCGAGCGGTTGAGTGAACAGCTCGGCATTAACCCACTGTCTGTTGCTTTTTCTGCTCTAAAGATTCCACTCGATAAGGATGTCAAGCCTGGCTGGAGTGCTAACATATTCCATATACCTATGGGTAATAAAAACTATTTGAGAAGTGCGGACACTGGCAATACAGTTCAGGCGAGTGGTTATGGGGTCGGGACTCCCTCTGGTGTTGAACGTATTAACCTTGAGCAGTCCCCCGTTGGACAGACGCTGGCAAAGACTGGTGCGTATGCTGAAGCCAGGGCAAAGGATATTGTTAATGCTTGGAAGAGCTTACCATCTTTTGAGGCGTGGTCTTTAGAAGACCTGCAGCGTGAAATACAAAAAGCGATAGATTTTGCCTGGCTGGAGCTGACAAAAGCTGGTGTTCCTGATGACCCAGACATTAGGGAAATGGTTGTAAATCAGATACGGGGGGCTCTTATTATAGAGCTCACTGGGGGTGGGGCAGGCTTAACTCCAGACGAAAAGGAACAGAGGCTCCGAGAACACTGGGCAATGGTTCAGAAGAAGAATGAAGAGAAGAAGAAAAAGAAAGAGCAGAAGACCGCACAACCTACTGTTATTCCTTACCCTGGTGTTGGGGTTGTAGGTATCGGCAATATTGAGTCGTAAGGACGGGGGATAACAATGGCTGATGACAAAAAGAAGCAAACAATACCACAAGTAATACCACAGGTTGCCCCAGTAATAGACCTCTCTAATATAGAGAAGTTAAAAGATGACAGGTCTTTTTATGACCAGTATATGAGGTATCTCCGTGGAGAGGATACCATCTCTGGATTCTCTCCTTATCAGCTTGACCCTGAAGAATACAAAACCTACAAGAAATACGAAGAGCTTTCCCAGGGCGTGGTTGACAGTTTTCTACATGGTGTGTTTGGCAGATGGTATGAGAAGGTTCAGGGTGTTCCTACCATAGCCCCTCCTGTCGGAGCTGCGGATAGTATAGCCTACGGGCTTGGTGAGGTTGGTAGGATAGCACTGGTTAGTGCTATTATGAGCCTGGTCGGGGCTCCAATAGCGGGTGTTGCCCCGAAATTAGCTAAAGCCTTACCAAAGGGTGGGGCTCTGGCAACCGCTCTGAAAACCGCTGCCAATGGTGTGCAGTTAGCCAATAAGCTCCAGAAGACCAGCAAGCTGGGAAAGTTTGGAGTTAATGCCGTCAAGGGTGCTGTTGAGTTTCCTGTATTGATGAAGACAGCTGATATAGTTATCCCACCTGGTGTTGAGGACGACAGACCTTTTGGTGAAAGGTTGAAACACGACGCTCCTGCTGGAGCTGTGTTCCACACTATCACCAGAATGACGCCATTCAAAAGCCCCTTAATGAATGTCATTACTCGTTGGGGAGCCACTTCTATGGCTCTCGACGCTCTTAAAGGGCAGTCCATTGTAGATGAGAGACCTGACTGGGCGAAAGTTTTTGAGTATGGTCTCAACTTTATGTTTTCTTTGAGTAAGCCCAGAAGGATGTCGAAGTCTGAAGCCGAAGCAATTGTTAAGGCTGTTAGGTCTGAAGTCGAAGCAGGGACACTAAAGCCAGAAGACGGCGACAAAATCATAAGCATAGTCATGCCTTATATAGAGGGTGAAGGTGGGAAGGCTGCAGAAGCCCAGACCACCGAAACGCCTACCTCCCAGACACCTCCTACGGAAGCACCCCAGGGGGCAGGGGCTACAACCCCAGCCCCCGCAGCGGGTGCTAAAAAGGGAAAGGGAAAGAAAACTGCTGTTGTTGAGCAGCAGCAGCAACCTACAGCACAGGCACAGCAGCAGCCAACGGCACAAGCACAACCCCAAGCACAAGCTCAACCACAAGCACAGAAGCGACCTGACGTTGCCGACTTAACAGCTGAATATGAAATAATACCAGACGGCAAGGGTGGGATTACTATAAGAGTAAAAAACCAGCCGAAACAGCAGGGTCAGCCGAGCCCGCAAGAAATACTTGAGAACATTAAGAACGCTGACCAGGTGCCAGCACCAGAACAGCCACAAGCAACCGCACCAGAGCAACCAGCAGCTCAACCAGAAGCTGTAGTTCAGGCTACACCAAAGAAGCGTGGCAGACCAAAGAAACAACCAGAGGCTCAAATTGAGCAGATTAGTCAGGAGCTAAAGCAGACAGAGACAACCAAGAAAGCAAAGCAAGCAAAGCCACAAGCAAAGCCAGAGGAAACGCCACAAGAGCCACTAATCACTCCTTTAGAGAAGCCTAAAAGACTAACCGTAGAAGAGGAACAACGCAGAATACTTGAGGAGATTAAAAACGCTGACAAACTGGAAGAGCCGAAGAGAGAGGCTGTAATCGAAGAGAGAGAGCCAGAGAAGCCTGTTGTTAAGACTGAAGAGCGACGTCAGCCTGCAGAGCCACCCAAAGACCCGTGGGAAGAGCTATGGGGTCGTCCTGTATCCGAAGAAGAAAAAGCCACTATGTCCGACAGAGAGATTACAGAAGTGGCTGGCAGGAGCGAGAAGTATAACGTTATTAGAAGGGAAAGAGAAGAAGCTGGAAATAGGGTAGTTAAGTCTCTGCGTCCAGGCGACAAGCTTGTCTGGCGTGATGGGGAAAGCGTTTACGAGATGGAGGTCACAGGCACCACTGACAATACCATCTCTTTCAAGGATAACTTGGGCAATACGATGACCTTGACAAAGGTCGAGGTTAAGGATAATGTTTTGAAGGGGCGTGATAAGCCAGAAATAGTCTGGAAAGAAAAACGACCCCTTGAAGAAGCTACTCCCATTAAAACCGCTGCTGACAGGGAAGAGGAAGAGCGGTTATTAAGGGAGATAGCTCAAGCTGACCAATTAGGAGGAATA